AGATACAGTTCTACTTCTCCAACCCGCAGATTATCGACCAGTATCTACAGACTGACGGCCTGAAGTTTAATGCCGGTGAAGCCATTAAACAGACGGTGTACTCATCTAGTATCTCCGATCCCGACACGATCATTACCGAAATCGGCGATGACCAACCCGGACAGCAAGGACAAATGCAACTACCCCAATACGACGGCGAAGCTATGGCCCAGCAAGTCCAAGACCCTGAAATGGCTAACGCAGTTAGAGCCATGTTCAACCGCCCAGCTCAAGCGCAACCGATGCAGCCACAACAGCCACAAATGCAATTGCCACAAGGAGGCATGAATGGACAACCAAGCGCTAGTCCCCAGCTCTGATGACATTATCCCGGTGATAGATCCGAGTGAGATTGTCGAATCCGACGCGATCGATTCCGCCCATGAGAGCGAGAAAGAGTTAGCTGACGTGGCGAACACGAGAGGTTGGCAACGGATCGCCAAACAGATGCAAGCGGACATCGACGGGCTGCGCACGGGATCGATGCTCAAGATCGACGACACAACTCCCTTGGAGATCGTCGGACAGCGTTTCGTGATCGCTTCTACGGTTGCTTCCAAATTAGAGAGTTATTTACAAATGGTAAACGGCGCGAGACAGGCGGTTGTTGAGTATGAGCAGCGAAAAACCTCTAAGTCCGTATCTGAGTGAGATTATCCATGAAACCAATATTGACGATCTGCCCAAACCTGAACTTGCCGGGCACATGTGGCGGCAAGAAGGTAACTTACTCATCTGCCAGTCCTGCCCTTTTTCCCATGCTTCGTACATCGAGCCCGGCTTTCAACTCTACGGGATTAACGACAAGGGTATGCCGATGATTCGACGCATAGACGTTAAACATTGAGACAAGGATCAGTCTTTGTCTGAGTGCTTAACACTCACGGCGCTTCCGGCCGTAACTGATGTAACAAAGGAGAAATCGTGGAAGACACGACCACCCAAACGACGGTAAACCAGGTTGCAGAAGCCAGCAGCCAGCCAGCCTCGTCAGCCAGCGAACCAAACACTTCAGACGCCGCGTTCGAGGCGATTGTAGCCCAGCAACACGCTCCAGCAGCTGAACCAGTTGCTGAACCAGTCGTGGAAGCGCCAGCTCCAACCGCACCAGAACCAGAGCCTGAACGCCAGCCTCGGCCTGCGCAGCGCCGCATCCAAGAACTGGTGCAACAAAACAAACAGCTGCGGGAACAATTAGTGAATGTTCCTATCCCGCCAGCGCCACCCCAAGCTCCCAAGCTATCCGAATTAGTCCAGGGACGCGAGCAGTTAATGCCCGAAGAACTCGACCAGTTAGGCCAGCAGGTATACCAGCAAGGGGCACAGGCAGCCAAAGGGACCAGCGGTTTAGAAGTTGCACAGTTGCGGCAGGAAATGATCATGCGGGACGCGATTAACGAGACGGATAAAACCGCTTCCCAGTTACCGCTAGAGTACAAAGAACTCAACCCTAATGAACCCTCCTTATTCAATCCGGCATTAGAACGCAAGATTGTTGAACGCTACCAGAAAGAAGCTGTCCGCCCCGATCCGGCAACCGGACGTTTAGTATTCGACCCATCGGTGAAACTGGCTGATGTGGCACGAGACGAGGTGGAATTTTATCGGGAAGCGACCGAATACGGCAAAGCCCAAACGACCGCCAGCCTTGCGACGTTGGCAGACCACGCCGCGGTAACCCCGACGAGCGCAACCCCTGCCCCGGACAAGTCTTTCGACAACATGTCATTGTCGGAACAGGAAGCATACTTGCGCGCCCAAGGCCACGACATTTGAGCCGAGCCACCTATCAATTTTAGGAGACCATCATGGCTTACTCAGGATCAACAACTTCCAGCCTCAGTGGTGAACTTATTAAGTACCTCGAAAAGCGATTCCTAAAGCGTTCACGCAACGCTATCGTTTTCGGTGAAGGTGCTAAAAAGCAAACCCTGCCGGTTAACAGCGGTACAACTATTACCTGGAACCGCTACTCTCAGCTAGCTGTCGCAACGACTGCCCTAACTGAAGGGACTAACCCAGGCAACGTCGTTCCAACCGGAACACAAGTCAGCACTACTATTGCCCAGTACGGCAACGTCCTGCCTGTCACCGACCTTTTGTTTGTGACATCCATCGACCGTGAAGCAAAAGAAAAGACTGACCTTGCAGCTCAGAACATGGCTGAAACTATCGACACCCTCAACCGCAACGAACTTGCGACCGGTGCCACGGTTCAGCTCGCTAACGGCCGCGCTGCGCTGACAAACATTACATCGACTGATGTATTGACCAGCACAGAAATCAAGCGCGCCCGCCGGACACTTCGAAAGAACAACGCTATCGTTTACGATGACGGCTGTTTCTTAGCGAAGGTCGGCCCTGACACTAGCTTCGACCTAGTCAATGACTCGGTGTGGCTTGCGGTCAGTGAGTACGGCGATAGTGCGAAGAGCGCCATCTTCAATCAGGAGATCGGCAAACTCTTTCAGGTACGCTTTATTGAAGCAACCGCTAACCAGTACAACGAAAGTTCGACGGTTACGGTCTACAGTAACTTCGTACACGGTCAGGAAGCCTTTGGTTGCGTGGATCTCGATTCACTCCCCAACGGTCTGATCATCAAGCAATCGGATAGCGGCGACACGAGCAACCCTCTGTCTCTGTTCATGACGATTGGTTGGAAAGCAGCCTATGCAGTTAAGACGCTGAACGCCTCTTGGCTCATAGATATAAAATCAGCGGCCTCCGCTTGATAGATTAGAGAATATATGGCGATATATACTTCTCCTACCAAAGAATGTGCGCGGTGTCATAAGCTGTTTGCTAAACCACCGTCATGTTCCCGTAGTGAGTGGCAGACACGCCATAGCTGTTCTCGATCTTGTTCGCGTCTTCTGGTCGGCAACTCCTGGCTTCGGAAGTTCGACTTCAAGCCAGGAGTCCAATCAGGGACACCGTTCAAGTCAGAGCAGACGACAGGTTCGCTAAATAGTAAATGGAAAGGCGATTCTGCATCGTATGCCGCCAAACACATGTGGATTAAATACCACTATGGGAAAGCAGATCATTGTGAGTTTTGCGGTACGAATGAGAAGCGTATGTACCATTGGTCAAACATTAGCGGTCTGTACAAACGGAAGCGCTCTGATTGCAGCAATTATGTGTGCCATGTCATAGCGCCTTCGATAAGAGTAAGAAAGGAACCATCATGGCTCACGCATCAAAGCGCCTACTAGCCCTCATGGACGACAAGGAACGGGCTTCAGAAATGAAGAAGTCCCATAAATCCATGAAACTCGGCTATGGCGGAAGGGCAGCCAAGCTAAACGACAAGTTAGCTAGTAAGGGCATGCCAAAGAAAGAACGGGGTGCCATAATTGGCATGATCGCCCGTAAAAAAGGCGCCGCCCCCGGTCAAAAGAACTATCACGGTAAATAAGGAGTTCGTATGGAAGAAAACCAAGTAGTACCACAGATCATCCACCCCCAAGCCACAGTCGGAGACATTATCCGCGACCACATCAATGGTTTAGGCGGCTACGAGATCGCTGAGAAATATTCTCTCAGTACGAATAAGGTACAGGAGATCATCTTTGCCGCTGACAAAGCTGGCAAGTTCATTCCGGCTGGCAAGCAAGCCCCCGTCGATAAAATAGACGACTTCGTACCCGAACCACTCGCTGAGGGCGAAAACCCCAAGGCGAAAATGGCTACCACCAAGAACTCCCTATGAGCCTCGCCCCCGGACGCCGCAATGACGTTGCAATGTTGGAAGCCCGTTTGCATAATCCCAAAAGTTCTGTGGAATGGTCGAAAGCACGGCAGAAGCTTGACTTCATTATCGCGGAAGGCAAAGACCCGAAGATGCACAGCTATAGACAGCGTTTACTGAACGCCGCCCGAGCGGGTGATAACATAGCGGGCGAACGGATCTCTTTAGAGATTTACGAGTACCAACGGAGACATGGGGTATACAAGCATTTAGCTAATAGCAATGAAAAGGAATAAATCATGATCAAATCAACTGTTATGACTACATCAGGAGTTGTCGAGAACGTCTCGTGCACCCTGCATACGGTCAATGTCACCAAACCTGCTACAGGTTCTGGAACGATCGATATCTACGATAACAAGTCGGCAGCCAGTGGCAACAAGGTATTTTCTGGCGACGGGCTCGCTGAAATGAGCTATCCTCTTGGCAACTTCGCTGGCGGTGGCGTTATTTGTTCGCAAGGTATTTACGTCAACCTTGGCGGTTCTACCAATGCGACGGTAGTCGTTACCTACGAGTAGATGAAGATACTCATTACCCACTCAGATCCGACGTTTAAGGCGCGCCACGGCATAGATTTATGGCGTATCGTGCGCCCGTTCGCTGAACTCCAGAAACACGTTGACTGGACGATCGACCATCAGGACTACTTAATCGACTACAAACTAATCGACGAGAAGAACCAGGTCAAGGCTGAATTGCTAGCCAAAGAAGTCGAACGCTTGGGTCAGTACGATATTGTCTGGACGGGATACTTCCCTGACGCCACGCTCTGTGACGTCATGTTGTTTGTAGGTGAGAAATTCGGTACCAAGTTTGTAATCGACGTCGACGACGACTTCTGGTCAATTCCCCCGGATAATCCGATATGGAGAGCGAAGGACACCGAGAGAAATATCCAAGAGACCCAGTACGCCATAGAAAGCGCGCCCTACGTCGTTACTTCTTGCCCGAATCTTTTAGAGTCCTACACGAAGCGCCGCACTGATCTGAAAACCTACATGATGCCGAACTACATTGGGGGGTATACGCATAAGCCTTTTGATAATAAGGACAAGGTCGTCATCGCTTTTTTCGGCAGTATCTCGCACATGCGCGATCTCAAGGTAACCGGGTTTACCACAGCCATGAGGGATATTATGAAAAAGTACCGCAATGTCCACTTTGGAACGGTAGGGATCGACCGCTTAAAAGGTTTCCCCAAAGATCGCTACACTTCTCATCCGGGACTGCCCGGGCAAGCGTGGCTTGATACAATCTATCCCAATATTAATGCTGATATCGCCGTCGCCCCCCTAGAGGACACGCCGTTTAATCGGCGCAAGACAAATATTAAATGGCAGGAAACCGCATCTATACCCGCGGCGTTCGTCGGATCACGGGTACCACCGTATTTTGGAACCGTCGAGCATGAAAAGACAGGATTGTTAGTCAGATCAGGCGCTGAATTCTGGTATGACGCTTTAGAGCGCCTGATTGTCGACAAAGAGCTGCGTACTACCCTTGCTAAGAACGCACAAACAGAGGTGGAGAAGAACTGGAGCCTTGTGCATAAATGGGACACGCTTAAGACCATTGTGGAAGACATCTACAACCACGAGTATTGACTTTATAACAACAATATGGTAAGATGACGGCATGAAACGGGTACTTATCTGCCTCTCGATTCTTATCCTCCTCCCTTGTGTCGCATTCGGCTCTGCCTATGCCTACTGGCTAGTCCATGGGCAGTATGTTCAGCACTCCGTAGCTCCTGTTGCGCAAGTATCAGCCAGTGATATAGATCTGAATCAACTCCTCACGCTGACGAATCAGGATCGGGGAAATGCGAAAATCTCACCACTGTCGTTAGATCAAAACCTCGTAAAATCCGCCCAAGATAAATGCGCGGATATGGTAGCTCACAGTTACTATGACCATATAAGCCCATCAGGGGTAACCTGGCAGTCTTTCATACAGAAATACACCCCTAACTATGCATTAGCTAGCGAGAATCTTGATGCTCGTTGGCAACCAACAAATGCAACACAAGTAGAACAGTTATGGATGGCGAGTCCTGAACATAGAGCCAATATACTAGACACTTCGTTTACGAAGATCGGTCTCACAGATTGCATCGGAACTTTCCAGAATAAGCCTACGCTATTTATCGTCGCGCATTTTTTAGAGCCCGAAAAGCCCGTAACGACCGTAAGTTACATCCCGCCACCGATTGTCCCGGCGGTAACACCCTACACCGCTTACCAGCCAACCCCCAACCTGGCAAGTGCCACGCCGACCTGTGATTATGCCGCTAATGAACAAACTATTGTGGACGCCTATAATGTTAAAACCAGTGCAGAAGCCAGGCGTGACACTGCGGTAACGGCACAGATAAACGCCAACGAATATAACTATACAAACTCGGCTGATTATATGATCGCTATTGGAGATGAACAGAATTTACATAATGCTACTTTAGATGCAATAAGTGCATGGTTTTCAGCCCAAAAGGTTACCTGCTAGTCAACAAGGTGGTATAATGTAATCAAACGGAGCCGCTAACGGCAACGACGCGTACTCATCACTAAATGAATCGCACTCCTAAACAGGGGTGTTTTTTTGTATAAAGAAAATCCTTCGGCGGGAGCGCAGGAGGATATATGGGA